GAGCGACAATTGACGAAGTACATGCTGTTGTTGGCAAGAAAAGATCATCTGTATACAATCATATCTACCTGATTAAAAAGGCTGGCTATGAAATTGTGAAGACCTACGATAAAAAGTCAGGTACTCACAGGTATAGACTAGGCTAGTCTGATGATTCTCCGTGAGTATCAGGAAGTCGCTGTAAACGATGCTTCTGATGCACTGGACAAGCACGGTAACACTTTAGTCGTTGCACCAACCGGGGCTGGAAAGACAATCATGCTTTCCGCCTTGGTTGGCAAACGTCATAAAAGTTCACAAAATGTGCTTGTGCTACAGCATCGTGACGAACTCGTTTCACAGAACTCCAATAAATTTCACCTTGTAAACCCATCTTTGAAGACCAGTGAAGTAAACGCTGCACAAAAGGATTGGTCAGGTGACGCTGTATTTGCAATGGTGCAAACGCTTTGCCGCGAGAAAAACTTGGACAATATGCCCAAAGTTGATCTGATCGTGGTTGACGAAGCGCATCATACCATTGCGGAAACATATCAACGTATCATTAACGCCGCAAAGAAGGCCAATGAGGGGGTTCAGATCGTTGGCTTTACCGCTACCCCCAACCGTGGCGATAAGAAGGGTTTACGGGACGTATTTACGAACTGTAGCCATCAGATAGAAATTTCCACGTTAATCCGTGAAGGGTTCCTTGTACCGCCAAAGACATATGTAATTGATGTTGGTGTGCGAGATGAACTGCGTCAGGTACGCAAAACCATATCCGACTTTGACATGGCTCAAGTTGAGCGGATCATGAACCGCCGCGCTATTAACAAGCGTGTTGTCGAAGAATGGGATGATAAAGCTGGTGAGCGTCAGACGATTGTATTCTGCTCGACTGTGCAGCATGCCGAAGATCTATGCGAAGAGTTTGTGGCTTACGGTATTGAAGCCGCAACAGTAACAGGCGACACACCAAAACATGAACGCGAACAAATCCTTCATGATCTAAGCACTGGATATGTTCAGGTAGTTGTTAACGTGGCTGTACTGACAGAAGGCTTTGACTCTCCGCCTGTGTCCTGCATCGTATTAACTCGCCCATGTTCATATAAAGCAACAATGGTTCAGATGATTGGTCGTGGTTTACGCACTGTAAATCAAGATGAATTTCCAGGTGTTGTAAAATCAGACTGTATCGTAATGGACTTTGGTACGTCTGTGTTAACGCATGGATCACTTGATGATGCTGTTAATCTGGATGGGAGTCAAAATGATGATGCCCAAGGCGATGCTCCAGTAAAGATATGCTCTAACTGCGATGCCGAGATACCGTTGAATGTACGCGAGTGTCCTATTTGTGGTCATGAAATAGAGCGTCCAGAACCAGAAATATTAGAAGATTTTGTTCTAACCGAAGTGGATCTTATGGAACGATCTCCGTTCCGCTGGATAGATTTGTTCGGGAATGGAGCCTGTATGTCTGCGTCTGGCTTTAACGGTTTTGCTTTAATTGCTGATGTAGATGGGCTTTGTATTGCCATTGTGAAGAAAAAAGATGGCAAGACCAGAGTGATTTCTATTGGAACTAAAAGACACGTTATGGCATCTGCTGATGACTTTATGAGACAGAATGAGACAGGTGATAGCGCGAAAAAAACCAAGCGTTGGCTGAATGATGCAGTTAGTATTAAGCAGCGGGAATTGTTGGCAAAAAACGGTGTGAATGTAAGTCCTATTGATTTTTCATGGACTAAATACAGAGCCGCTTGTATGCTGAATTATATTTGGAATAAGCGTTTTATTGATCATCTTGTTAATGACATAATTTCAGAAGAGAGAAGCGCATGAACCGGGGTGAAGTTAAACTAACAGTATTGTTTGAAGACGATGTTTCTCTTGAGGCAAGTTATTTTGTGTTGTTTAAAAACGCAGATGACAGAGATGAGTTTCAAGAAGCCATTACAAATCTTCTATATAGGTTAATCGAACATAAAGAAGAAAGTTTTGAAGGGGCAGTTGCGGAAGTGGACATACAGGGTTCAGATGAAACCTATGTGTGTACTTATGGTCCGCTATCACAGGAGGTTATAGAATGGATACGGGAAGGGGAGTACGAGACTCTTCACTAAAACAAGCAGGAGAATTGTTCGGGATTATTGGTTGGGAAAAAAGATTTTGTGATTTGAACGAAGAAGAAGTTATCGCAATAACCTTAATATTAAAGAGAATATCAGAAGGGCTTGATGATGAATACTCTAGCACAGACCTTACAGAAATTTACTTCAGATATGGAGGCGGCAGAATCGGCCTCACAGAACAAGACATCCCTTTCTGACGCACAAAGCATCATTAAAGAGCTTGATCGGGCGATTGTAGAGAAGGAAAGTAAGCAGCCAAGGCGCAGATACCTTGGAGCTTCTTCTCTTGGCGATCCCTGCTCACGCAAGCTCCAGTATCGCTACATGAACCAGCAGGTTGATGAGGGCAAAGGGTTTCCTGCAAAGACATTACGCATATTTGGACTCGGGCATACCATCGAAGACATGATGATTATGTACTTCAGGGACGCTGGCTTTGACCTGCGGACAGAGAAGAAAGGCGAACAATTTGGGTTTGAGACTGCTGGCGGGGAGGTCAGAGGTCATATTGATGGGGTCATATGTGGTGGCCCGTTGCACATGGCATACCCTATGTTGTGGGAGTGTAAGTCTGCCTCCGATAAAAAATTCAATGAATTTGTTCGTAAAGGCGTGGCGGAAGCCAACCCAGTGTACGCAGCACAGATTGCAATCTATCAAGCTTATATGGATCTAGCTGAAAACCCTTGTGTATTCACGGTGTTAAACAAAAACACAAGCGAGATATACATTGAGATGGTTCCGTTTAATGGTGAGCTTGCACAAGCTACCAGTGATAAAGCAGTACAAATCCTGAAAGCAACCCAAGCTAATGACATGCTGCCGCGTGTTGCACAGAATGATGATTATTTTGTTTGTAAGTGGTGCGAGTTCCGCAATACTTGCTGGTCTAAAAAAGAAGGGGCGGTATGAGCCGCCCCTAGTTGAAAACAATGCTTAACGAGGATCAATATAATGAGTGTGGTAAGGTTTGGCAATACTATATCTAGTAGTAATGACATAGTTGAGGAGATTTCTCGCAAAGTCCCCAAAGGCGAACAAATTCGGATTTTGCAGGATACGTTCCCTGCTGGGCGTGTTCACGGTAAAACATTTTACATCGGTTCACTGCTTGGTGATCCGGGGCAATCGTTAAAAATTAACATTGATACTGCCTCGCAGCACTTCATGCAGGGGCAGGATTTCAATGGTGGTGTTGGTATCGGGGGCATCGTCAAGATACTGATAGAAGCTCGTGGCATGAAGCTCCCAGAAATAAAGGAGATGTTTGCCAGTTACCTCGACAGCACTGGGCCTGAAATTGTTCGTAATAATGCGCCGATAGAAAATCCTATCAGGCCGCAGTACAATTCAAACAGTCCGTATGACGCTGAGTATGTATATACCAATGCAGATGGCGAGGTGCTGGTTTCTGTCAGGCGTTATAACGTCAAGGACATTGCTGGCAACCCTATGCTCAACACAAAGGGCAAGCCAAAGAAAGAGTTCAGACCGTTTGTCGAAGGCTCTCCATACTCCAAGTTCCCAGATATACGCCCGTTATATAACATTCCGAATGTATTAGCATCTGATCGTGTTATATGGGTCGAGGGCGAGAAGTGTGCTGATGCTTTAAATGACGTTGGTTATACTGCAACCTGTACGATTGGCGGGGCTGGTGCGCTAACAAAGAAAACTGCTCACCAGTTTGATTTTTCTCCATTACAGAACAAAGAGCTTATCTTATGGCCTGATAATGATCCTGCTGGCAAAAAACTAGCTGATCTTATTCAGGACTTTGCTCTAGCTGCTGGCGCTAAGTCGGTCACAATGCTTACGCCGCCAATGGGAAAGCCCGAAGGGTGGGATGCTTCAGATGCTTTGTCTGAGGGCTACAACATTGAAAACTTTGTTAATACCAAAGCCAAGATAACCAAGACAAACATCAATCTTCTTGACGAGTCGTTTCTTGTCAGTCGGTTCGCGGGGACTGCACCCGAACAAAAGTTCTTGATTGATGGCACGTTTCCGCTTGGAGTCCCTATTCTGTTTGCCGCTGCTGGTGATGCTGGTAAGGGCATGATGACACTGGACATGGGCATGAAGATCGCATCGGGAAAGCCAATGACAAACACGTTTGGCGGTCTGGTTAAAGAGTTCGGGAACGTGGTGATCTTCACTGCTGAAGATGACGAAGCTGAGATGCACAGGCGAGTTGAGCGTCTTGATCCGTTTGAAGAGCGGCATAGCTACAACCATGATCTGAAGATTGTATCGCTTCCTAATGTCGGCGGTGTGTTTGCGATTATGAACGAGTCCAACGGCGAGTTCGGGACAACAGCAGAGTTTGAAAAGATATACGAACAAATCTTGCAGATGAGTAACCTAAAGCTGATTGTGTTTGATCCACTGGCATCTTTTGTCCATGCGGATGTAAATGCTGATCCGGCTGCGGGGGCTGCTTTGACAGGTCTGCTGGCTAGGATGGCAACAGAAACAGGTGCATCTGTACTGGTTTGTCATCACATGACGAAGATCAAGGACAACGCTGTAATCAAAACACCCGAAGAAGCTCGTAACCTTATTCGGGGTACGACTGCTCTTGTTGATGGGGTCAGGTCTTCATTTGCGTTGTGGCAAGTTGATGCTCAACGCGGCAAGAAGACTTGTGAGCGGCTAGGTTTACCATACCAGCGTAACAGTTGTTTCGATGGCGCTGTAGTCAAGTCTAACGGACCAGCCAGTAGAAATGTTCGGCATTTTGTACGAGATCCAATGACTGGGCTGCTAAATGATCGCACTGAAGAAATTAAATCACTTAACAGCGGTACAGTTCTTGAGATGAAGCTGGACGCTATGGCTGATTGGATTATCCATTGTGAGCGCGAAGGTGTGGCTCTAACCCATATGAGTGGCAATAACGGAGTTCACAAGCGGTCAGAGGACGCTGATGCTCCTGAGATACTGCAAGGCATCGGGAAGCAGACACTAGAAGGATATGTTCGTAGTCTACAACAGGACAATCGGATTGATAAGTTCCAGTTGACGGCTACAGGTGGCAGAGTATGGCTCGGAGCAGTTGATGGGCCTATGAGTCGGGGTGAATATGAAGCTGTAACAGCGAGGGATAATGTCTAATATTGATGATTTGTTCGGAGAATATGCAGATCCGTGGCGCAAAAAACGGTTGAAAGAAATGTCAGAAAACAAAAAAACCCCGGAGAAACGGCGCAGCACCGGGCCGAAGGAGAACATTTGTTCGTATTGTGGCAGCAACTGGGCTTGGCATAGCAGCGATAACGGGAAGACTTGGCAATGCAGGGAGCATCAAGAATGAAAAGGGCAGAAGTGCTGGACATAGCAAAGAAGTATGTAACTAAAGACAGAGCAGCAGATCATGGCGCTATGGAGGATAATTTCAGAACAATTGCTCGTTACTGGTCAGTTCACCTGGGTATCGAAGTCAGCCCAGCAGATGTGGGTGTGTTGATGAGTCTGCTGAAAATTGCTCGTATTAAAAGCAACCCAGCGCACGAAGACAATTATATTGACGGCTGCGGATACCTTGCTTGTGCCGCAGAGTGTGAAAATGATGCAGGATAAAAACCAGACAAACTACATGGATAAAGACCTAACGAATGTATCTAGCGGTTCGCGTAGACGATCTGATGCAATCCAAGGAATGGATAGAGCCTATAGAGATTATGTTGAGGCAAACAAAGTCGCATGGGATAAAGCAACACAAGGAATGCCAAAAGATGCGTTTGCCGACAATGTACCTGATGACATTGATCGACATGGTACAGTCAGGCCAGGACCAACCCATGTGCCGTCCAGAAGCATATTAGAAGATTTTTAATTTTTTTTCTTTATCTTTATACTTGACTTTATGCAAACACTGCTATACTATAATAATAGTAAACAAAAGAAGGGTAAAAAAATGAAATTAAACGAATTAGTAAAATCGAGAAGGCTCGCTGAAAAACTAAACAAGCGGGTTTATCTCAAGCCACAGGAACAGCAAGTCGCATTTGATGCTTTGCAAAATGTTTATCTCGCATTAAAAGCGCGTATCACATTAGGAGATTTAAGAGATACCAACACTGACTGGGATAAAATACCAGATAAACTCATGGATGTTGGTGAAGCTTTCCGTCCGATATTCAGTTCCAACGAATATTGGGCTGGAGACTTTGAGTGGATTTTGGAGTTGCAAGAAATGCACAGAAACATTGCATCAAAGAAACCAAGAAAACAAGCGGCGGCTTAACAGCCCCGCTTTACTTTTTTTATTTTTTTTGTTGACAAGTATGCAAACACTTCTTATATCTGTTATCAGGCACTATCAATGGAGG